CCCCAATATATCGGCATACACCACATAAGCATTGCGTCAAAGAACCTTTCAGAGAAGTAATGTTTCGTAAGCCCGACATCCACTTCAAGAGAGTATCTATGGTCGGATAGGACTTGTTCCTTACCATACCAGTAGCTATCTGGCGTATTGGTGCCTAATTCGCCCCTATAATGAGCCAATAGGTTGCCTGTGGGCTTAATCCTGCCGTATAGGTTGAGTTCACCTGTATATTTGCCACAGAACCTATGTAAGAAGGGTTTTCGTTTCTCCCTACCATCATTATTGAAGTCGTGGTTATTGCTCATTACACAACACAAGTCTTTACTCTTAATGTTGTTAGGTAATGCTGTCAGGTAGTCATAATCATAACTTAACCACCACTCACCAAATCCAAAGGTTTCTTTCAGGTCTAACTTCGCTACGCACTCTTTCTTGCTTAAATCGCTATAACCTATATAATTCTCTATGTATGGATGTGCGTCTATGTATATTACTTTCTTGGGGTCAACTGGATAACTCGTATCATCTATTACTACTTGAAAATCTGCTTCTTCTGGGTTCGTTACCGCTACCATATCTTTCCAAACACCGCTTCTTTTGGGCGTCATCTTGGAAAGAATTTTTAGATACTGCTCTTGCCCAACAGAATCATATATGAAAGAAATCTTCATTTTACACACACTCGTGAGAGCATTGGATAGTCGTGTTTAACTACTTCTTCCTTTTTTACCATCGCCCATTTATCTCCAAGCAGTTCGTCAAAAGACTCATTAGTATAAAGCGTCCTATGGAACGAGTAAGGGTTCTTCTGTGAACACAAAAGCAACCTACTCATTAAATCTGGATAGTTTCTATACTTCTCTACTGTCTTTATAACATCAGGGGTGTCTATAATAAGCTGACCACCACTTTTTAATACTCTATATGCTTCGCTTACGATATGTTTCGCTTCTATGGGTGCGAAATGTTCTATCGCACAAATCAGGACTACTTCATACGCAAGGTCATCTTCAAAATCCCACTTATTAGTAATATCCATTTTTTTATCTATGATTTTTTTCCCCTGCGTTCTTGTGGTATCAAATGGCTGTGTATAATAATTATCTAATGTAGAAAAATGGGGTAAACTTTTACCAATCAACTCGCCCTCTATGTCAATATTGATGTAGCCCTTCAAATAAATGTCGCCTGCTGCGAGGTGCAACTTCATCATAATATATCCTTAACCCAAGCCTTCGCTACCGATTCCCAACTATTCGCTTGGATGTATTGTTCTTTATCAACCAACTTACTTTCTTTATCTGTTGCTTTTAATACATCAATCAATGTATCTTTATACAACACATCCTCTACTGCTAAATCTTCGTAAGGATTTCTTTCTGCCATTACCGCATATCTATTCGTTACTGGAATGCACCCACTTGCTATTGCCTTTGTTAGGGCGATACAATTTATCTCGCCTTCATAGTTACAGGGGTATGCTAAAACACTCGCCCTTGCGTAGGCTTCTGCCAAATCACGATGGTTTATCCTACCATACTCAAAAACACCTTCTTGCTTTAACAAGGGCAAGAGTCTTTGTTTAAATGCGTTGGTCTTTATATATCCTTCTTTAACGAACTTATCATAAACATTCCAACCATAGTAAATATGCAATGTCGCATCGGGGACTTCTGTTCTGATTTCTTTCCATATGTTAAGTATGGTTTCCAATCCCCTGTTATATGAACTGGCGTATATTATTCTGTGAGGTTCTTTCTTAATTCCTTCAAGTCCTTTAAAGTCCGCAGGGTTGATACCATTGGTTGATACATATAACTTTTCTTCTGGAATACAATTTGGTATCATATCCTTATGGTAGTGCGAAAGAGTTACTAAATAATCAAATGTCTTTTCTGTCTCATCGTCTAATGTCATCTGGGGCAAGTCGTGCATCCAGATTATTCTTTTCTTGGCAGTTATATCATATTCAAATATATTGCTTCTCCAAGAAATCATTATATTGAACTCATCTTTGGGGTTTAATCTTACCCAGTTTAAATACTCTACCCCGTGGAATTTGCCCTCATTCTCGCCACAGTTATTATAAACAGTTACTTCATAGCCAAGTTTGACCAACTCCCTTGACATATGAATCGCTGCTTCCTCGCTACCGCCTATACCTTTCTCGGTGGATAAATCAAACCACTCCTCAGTAGTTGACCCACAATAAATTACAATGCTCTTATCACTCCATACCTTATGGGGTAGATGCATATGTCTTAATTTAATGACTATTTCGTTCTGGTCTAAATCTTTTGGGACGGATTTTAATAATGCTGGTATCTGTGCCTTATCGTATTCTTCGTAGAACTTTACCATCCAAACTAACCTATCCATAAATCTGCGATGTTCTACCGCCATATTGAATAGTTTGTCGTTTTGAACTATGACGCTAAACGTGGGGACTTGCTGTTTAGCTATGTCAAAGAGCATCCTTGCTTTTTCAAACTGTCCCAAGTTGAAATAGCAGAAAGCGAGTGATAATTGTGGTCTCCAAGTATAATTACTTGGGTCAATAAGCATAAAGGTCGTTGGGAGTTTCTTTTCTAATCCCATTAACCCCCACTCTATTGCCTTATACCATTGAGCCTTCGCAAAATATATGTCGTGTATCTTTAAATAAGCATCTGGGTAATCTGGAAACTCTTGCAACGCTTCAAACGCACAAGATATTGCTTGTTCAAAATTACCCTGTTGTTTATTTATCTCCGAGAGTTGACACCAAGAAAAATACCTGTCCTCATCCCAGCCCGACTTCTCAATGTGTTTCTCTAAGAAGAACTTTGCTTTCTCAAAATCTTTCACTCCCATTAACACTCTGCCCAAATAGGCGAGTGTGCGTGGGTCGGTTTCTTCTTTCTTCTCGTTATATTCTTCTAATAATATCTTTATATTTCTAAGAGCCGACTTTAATGCGTGTTCATCGTCAGCAGTGTGTTTTATTATTATATCGTGTTTCTCGTCTATATAAATATGGAAGTTCTTTCTGGACTTGGGCAATACGTTTTCGTGTATTGGTTTATTCCAGAATAGGTTGTCATCATTTCTTACTATTGCCTCTCTATAATGAGCCGAGTTTATCGTGCCATAATCATCTTCGGAATAATTATAAAAACAATACGCTATGGATATATCTTCTTTAACAACCTTATCAAATAAAGGTCGTATGTTTTCAGGGTTTAGTATTGTATCGTCAGTATCAATTCTAAAGTAATAATCTGCCTTAATCCTATCCCTTAACCAATTTCTCTTATCCGCAAAGTCGTTCACCCATTTGTATTCATACACATTTAAGGTTGGGTAGTCCTTAATAAGAGCCTTAAAATCGTCAACTCTTTCGTCAACTGCAATATCTACACAGTCAAAGTATTTAGTATATTTCTCTAATATCCCCCTTACTAATTCAACCTCGTCCTTGCAAATAATTGCCAACGATAAAGTCAACTCAAACCTCCGCAGGTATGCAGAACGATTTAAACTCTTTCATAAAAGAAATCAGTTCTGCTGGATTATTAAATAACTTCCCATTGCCAGTCATCTTTACATAAGATTCCAAGTCCATCAATAATCTTGGTGGCATACTTATTGCTACCCTCATTGATTTGTCATCAGTAGAACTATATCTATTCTTCGCCTGTTGTTTACGCCTGCGATTCTGCTTTATAATCTCTCTCGTGTGGTCAAAGTTAGTGCCTATCTGCGGTCTTTCACAACATACTTGGGTGTTATTGTCGTCCCAAGTTTGCCCACACCAGTTACAATAGATGGTCTTATCCTTGAGCCACATATTTATGAAGGCTCGTATCGCTTCCCATTTATTACTGGTTTTTATCAGCATTAAAGTTGGGGTGTTTGTGGCACACCCCAAAGCCATAAAACTTCCGTTTACAGATTCTTCGTAGAATAGAATCCAGCGAAATAATGTTCCGCTTGGAGCGTCGCTTCTGCTGTAATCTGTCCCTGAGTTGAATCGCCTATCGGTGGTATAATCTCTGCGGCAGGTTTCCTCAAATATGCTATCTTGAAGTAATCTTCGTTAATACCGACTATATCATAGTTGGTATCAGCCGAAACTGTTACATACCTATGTGCGAACAACTTTACCATCTTCGCAGCGTCAGCCTGGTAGACATCAACGCTATTGACAAGTCTCTTGTCATCAACATTGATATTCTTATTCGTGGCAGAACCTGTGAAAGCAGCTATTTTCCTCTTTATATACATAGGAGCATATACTGCGTTTACTTCTACTCCGTTTGTCCAAGTCCATTGGAACAAATCGTTCAACAGAACTTCTGTCAAGGAAACACCAGACATAGAAGTTATAAGGGATAAAGAGTTCTTTATACCTTGTAATTTTCTCGCTGCTGAACCGTTGCCAGAAACAAGTGAACCCCTCATGAAAGCGTATTCCATGTCGGCTTTTAGCATCCTCATACCATCGGCTGCTTCAAGGGCGAACCTGTCGTTAAATCCTGCGGAGTTTACTGCTCTTTCTGTGTTGCTTACTTTGTAACCCTGTTTGAATATCTGTGTATAATTCGCCAGACGGGCAGGATTGGTGAGACCAATATATGTCGCATCCGCACCTTCTATCTGTGCATTATCTTTCACAGCGTTTAGGGTTTTTACTACTGTCTCGTGCCTTATCTGCGAAGCAGATGAAGTCCCAAGACCTGATAATAGTTGCGTATCGGTAGGAGTAACATTCCTCAAAATATCTAAGAGGTCCTCCCGCATTGCAGCATTATCATAAGTCCAATTTATTGAAGCCATTTAATCCTCGTTTATGTGTCCCATTTTCTTAAACATCGCTTTCATAGCATCTTTGGTAGAAGCCACCGTGCCATCAGAAGCTACTTGGTCTATTGCCTTGCGGAGGTCAGTTTTACTTGAGACCGTTTGGGTTGAACCGTTCCCTTCTATCAGAGTTCCCTTTTGGATTTTCTTAATACTCTGTTCAAGCTTCTTAACTTTGCGAACCTCATTGGGCGAGTGCATACGAGATAACCTGCCATAAGCCATATCAGCAGCAGCCATCAGTCCTTCGGGGTCGTTAGCAAAACGTGGGTCTTGCATTATACGACCTATCTCTTGAGTTAATGGGTGCTGATTATTAAAGACCACATTCCCCCAGTTATCTTTTTGGAATATCTGTGGGTAGGTCTGAGCCACGAACTGAAAAGACTGTTGCTTTCTTAATTCGCCAAATCTTTTCTGCTCTACTGCCTGTATCTCTGCCGATGTCGCTTCCTGTGCCCTCTTTTGTAAGAGTTTGAACTTTTCTTCTTCAACCCAAGGGCGTGTCTCTGGGTGTTCCATCGCATACTGCTCTAACTGCGATATTGAATACTCTGGTTGTTTTGTGGTTTGTGAATTGGCAAGTGTTTCTTGAGCAATTTTGCGTAGCCGTTCCTCAGAAGTGTTATCGGTAGCCTTCCGTTGCCATTCCATAGCACGGTTTTTCCAAGGCACTCCGAACTCATCTACGCTCTCATTTGCTAAAGGAGTCTTACCCGACTCTGGGGTTTCAACTTGCTCTGTTGTTTCCTGCTCAGGCGTTGCAGTAGCAGTTTCTTCTGCTGTATCGTTCACTACCTGTTCCGAAGCGGCTGATTCTTCGGTATTTACAGCCTTACTTTCCTCGGGCATAAATCCCTTTCTGTTTATAGTGTAACGCCACTATTGGCGATTAACTCAATATCCGAACATTTGATAATCTTCAAACTCATCTAACTTCTTTACTGCGTCAAAATTAAATGCTTTCTTTCCTTTTTTCTTTAACTTATTTATTTCTTTCTGAGTAAAATAAAACTCACCCTTATCTGGTTTGATAGTCCCCTTGATAAGTCCGCTCGCTATTGCTAAAGCCTGTTTATATGCTGTCTCGCTTACCTCGTCTTTAAACTTTCCAGACATTGCTTCTTGATACATAGGGCTATTATTTTTAACCGCATAATAACCCTTGAATAAAACTTCATCTAAATTACCGCCGAACTCTTTTACTTTACCAGCCGCCAATCTGTTTAAAGCAGTAGAACCTATCTTACGCATTGTTTCTGGTTTCTGATTAGCACCCTCTCCGTAAATCATCGCCGCCAGTTTTGTAGTATCACTCATTGGTCATAGTCCTTTTGTATTACTTCTTCTGGGTGGTCTATTTTGAATAACTCTTTTTCTATTTGTTCTATTTCTGCTTTATAACTATCTAATATTGTAAGTAATGTTACTGATGAAAACTTTAACACTCTTAACTGGTCTAACAACTTTGGGTCGGTGGTTTCGTGCCAAGCACTATCTGCCATTGTCTTATTTCGTTCAAAATCTTTTAGCAGTTCTTTGAAAGATGCGTTATTCTCTAAGCCAGATACTATCCCCTTGATTTGGTCTAATCTGTTTACAAGTTCATAGCGATACTTTTCAAAGTCATTATCCACCGTTCCCTCCCACGTCAGTTGACTTGTCTAATAATTTAGAGAAGTCTATTCCCATTTTTAGGGCGTGTTCCTGCCTATCTTGAAGTTTATCTTGAACTTTCGCACTACTTTTCATAGCCCTGCCTTGAATATCAGGCTTTACTCCGTGTTTCATAAGAACCTGTGCGGCTTCCCCATCTGCCAAGTCAGAGAACTTGGGTTGTATCGCTAACGCTGGGTCTGGGGGTGGCGGTGGTTGCTGTGGTTGTAAGTTAATCAACTCTTCGTAGTTCTCTATATCCAATGTCTGATAGAACCTCTTTAATGAGTTTACTATCTGGATAGGCGTGATTGCTCCAGTCTGTAAGAATACTGGGTTCATTGCCGCTTGGATTATCTGTTGTGCCTTCTGTAATTTAACCTGTGGATTAGTGTTCTGGTCATTGCCACGCACTACTGGGCGATACTTACCTTGTATTTCTTCTCTGGTAAGGCGTATCTTCTCCCAACCATTCTGTCCGAAGTAAGCAAATTCTTCTTCGTCATTTCCATACTGACACCATAAATCCCATATCCAACTAAAGAGTTCGCTAAAAGCGTTGGTATGTTGCGAAGCGTCTAAACTGAAAACCTGTTGCATATTCTGTTGCTGCATCTGGACTTCGCCCAATGTTCTCGGTTGTCTTTTATTTATCATTGATTGGAGAGTGAAATCCACCTGACCAATGAGTTCTTCTATCTTACTTTCCAAGAGCATCTGTTCTCTCTCATATGAGAATTCTACATTTGGATTTGAGTTGTTTAATATATCAATGCTGTCTCGGAGAGGTTGCATACCATTTACAGGTATCCCCTGATTGGGCATAAACTGGACTAACTTCGGATTTATCATCCCTGCCCTATAAACAAACATAGGTGCGTTGCGAATAGTCTGGCTATCCAGTTTCTGACAATGTTGCATATCTATTTCTTTTATAATATCTTCCAGTATCTCTGGTATTCCCCTATGCGAGAACCACCTATCGTCAGTAAGTTCAAAGAATATCTTTACGAAAGGGAACTTGCCGTTATCAAAGGGCAGAGATATTTTACGAAGTGTTTTCTTGAAATCAGGTGCAGTAGTGATGACGCATTTTTCTTCTACGCCGTCATTGTTTAAATCATACCAGCAATATGTTTCCCAAATCTTTACAAGGTTAGAAGCGTTGTTTAAACTATCAATTCCCTCTCTTAATTCTTTCTGCGTCTCGGTAAGGGATTTAGTAAGTCCCTTCATCTTCGCTTCGCTGTCTACTAAATGGTCTGCTATCTCATCATAGGAACTCTTGCTCCAATTCTTGAACTTAACATTTGCTTGGACTTGATTTAAGGGCAGATAGAACTCGTGTGTTATAATCTGGCACTTCTGGGGGTTAAACCCACTATCGGTATTTACATATACTTTCTCTGGATTACATAATGCTACATCTGGGGCATTATATAGGACATCCTGTAATTCGCATTTAATATCTGCCGTGCCTTGTAAAACTTCATCAACTACTCTATCTATTTCTTTTTCATTATCTTCGGCAACTAAATCACTCATATCTACTTCAAGGCGTTCAATGAGTGCTTGTTTAATCTGGTCAGACGTAGTGTTCTCATCAAACAACTGCTGTGCTTCCTGCATTGACAGGTCTTTAAGTGAATAGGTCTCAATGCGAGTAGTAATCTCTGTTCGCCAATAGGGTTTCAATAAATAGAAACCTTTTTCAAGTTCTTGGTCAATAGCGATAGTTGCTATCGGGGCGAGATTGATAACATTCATTATTAAATTATCCAACCACTTCTCTATTTTCATTGCTACTTCTAATCTTCCAGAGGGGGGTGGCGTAACGGCTGCCACTGGTCTAATCCCGAATATGACATTTACGAGTGCTGCCTTTAATTTCCTCATCTTGGTCTCTGCCGTAGGCATACGGACATTGGCACAACCGATGAATGGGAATGTCTTGGGTTTCTTATAGCGAGTCCTGAGTTTATTCCACTTCAACTGGTTGCTCGCCCAAGTGCTGGTATTAGAGATACTATCCTGAACTTTCTTATCTATCCAAGTAAATGTCTCATCAGAAGTCTTTACTGGTTTAGATTTTTCTTCTACTTTCTTTTTTGCCATTTTGCCCCTTTACATTCCGTAGTTTGAATACTCTTTAATATCTTCTCTTGTGTCGTAACTTGGCTTATCATCGCCAAAGTATCTAATTTGTAATAATTGTTCTGCGTAGCACATAGTATCGCAAATGTCATCGTGCTTACTTACGCCAATGCTTAATAGTTCGTCCCTCGCTTCTATATGATTTGAGTTTATATAATACTTCCCCTGTTCAAATAAAGGTTGTAATGCTGCCGTAATGCGAGAAGTCTTATTTCTTACGCTTACTTGCGTTGCTGTGTTAGTAAATGAGTTCTTTACTTCTTGGATTGGTATTTCAAAGACCTTTCTTTGTTCGCACTTCTTTAAGAAAGAGTCAAAGAACGCCTTTTCCACTCCACTATTGGGTATGCCCACTGCCGTTATGTTGCCCTTATTTGATAAAAATAGATTTATGATAGAGTCCTGAAACTCTCCAAGGGGGTCGTGGTTTCTTATGTAACTTATTAAATATCTATTAGCGTTCTGGTCTATGCCTATTAAAGACGCTGTCTTATAATCTGCCGAGGAGTCCTCGCTATACGCTGGGTCTACGGATATTACCAAACTTAACTGCGTAGGTAGTTCTGTCCAATATCTTATCTGTTCTTCTTTTATAGGTTGAGACTCATCAGAAACTGGCTTATTGCGATACTCACTTGAGAAGGCGTTAGAACCCATCTTCTTTTTTCGGTCTTGGAGTTCGCTGTGGGGGAGCATCTCTTGCCAGAGTTCGTGTCCTTCTTCCTCAATCCCATCTTTATAGCAGTCATATACTCTCTTTTCCCAACCGTTATCTGGCGTAGAGACAATACTATTGAGATAGCTCAGTTGGTTAATAAGCGTCCCGAAGTAAATCATCTGCCCATTAGGAAGTAACTTGGGCAAAAGTTCCCTGCTTATTCTTTCCCTGAGCTTATTCCTCTGCTCATCAGAGGCCACGGTCTCGTTACTCTCAAGGTCGTCTAAGGCGATAAGCCCCCTACGACCACCCCTTAACTGACCTGTGATACCGCCACCTTCAAAAGCTATCCCGTTTGCCAGACGGAAGTAGGACTCAGTCCATTTACTTGTTTTCTGGTCTCCGAAAAATAGCCTTAATAGGTCGTTTATCTCAAATTCCTTCTTAATGCGTCCAGTAATCTCCCTTAATACGAAATCCTCGCTCAAACTCATTATGCTTACATCGCCTATCTTCTTAAAAAGGGCGTGCCAGATACAATATACGATTTCTAAGGTAGTCTTGGCGTGTCCTCGTGGAGCAGCAATAGCAAGATAACGATTATTAGGAAGTAAACCATATATCTCCCTATGGAACTCTGGTATAGTAAGGTTCAATAAGTGCGGGAAGAAGAACAGCCCAAACTCCCCTATGTCATTATAAAACAAATCCATCGCTTCCTGAAGGACTTGAGTGTCGCTCTCGGTCTTTTCGCCCCTAATAACCCTTTGGATTGTCTCAGAAAGCCTTATTGTGTCCAATCTACTCCCTCATAAGAGGTTTAATAAGTTCTATGTAATACTTGTGAAGTTCTTTTGTGCTTAAATCGTCGGAATCCATATCTACCTATGTCTTATATCCCTTTTCCTTTTAAAGTGCCACCTATCCCCTTGAAACTCCAATAGAAAGGGCATTGTAGAGTTACTTGGGTCT